GCAGTCTCAGTTGACGAACTTAAAATCGCGGCAGAAATAAAAGGGTGGGCAGACAAGTACCGACCTCGCATGATCTGTTTTGACCGCTATGCAACCCAGTCAATCGCAGACCGATTGGCCAATTCAGGGCAAGTTATTCAAGACATATCTGGAGCCCAGTTCTACCAAGCCTGTACCGATTTAAAAGATTCACTGGACAACAAACGCATGGTTCACTCTGGGCAAGAAAACTGGATCCAACAGATGAACAACTGTAGCGCTAAAGTGAACGACTCCTCTTGGAGAATTGTGAAGCGCAAATCAGCAGGAGATATTTCAGCTGCTATCTCTACCGCCATGGTTGTCTCGACACTTCTCAAGCCGCAACAAAGTGCAGGCATATTTGTCGAATAGGTAGTGTATAATAGGGTCCTATGGGTATCTTCTCGCGTAATAAGCCAGCAGTCGTAGAGGCTCAATTAGCCCCGTCAATTATGGGCGAGAACCTACCCACTTTATATAACGCAGTAATTCCTCGAGTCAGTCGCCACGATGCGATGACTGTTCCATCTGTAGCTAGAGCTCGTAACCTTATCTGCGGCACTATTGCTGCAATCCCATTGGAGTATTACAAGACTTCGACTGGTGAAGAGATTGCTGCTCCTCGATGGATTAAGCAACTTTCAAAGAACCAGCCATCATTTGTGACTCTTGCATGGATCGTGGACAGCCTATTGTTCTACGGAGTTTCATACCTGCTAGTTACAGAGCGTTACGCGGAAGATGGCCGTCCATCTGCATTTGAGTGGATTGCTAATGTGCGAGTTACATTCACAACGGATATTTACGGACTTCATGTAACCCAGTACTACATTGACGCAAACCCTGTAGATATGAACGATATTGTGACTATTCAGGGATTCGATGAGGGCGTACTAGATCGTGGCTCTCGCACAATTCAGGCAGCCATCGATGTTGAGCGTGCAGCAGCACAGAACTCAGCAAACCCACAACCTGCTGGATTCCTCAAGAACTCTGGCGCTGACCTTCCTGCATCTGAGGTGTCTGGCCTTCTTGCAGCTTGGAAGCGTGCTCGTCAGAACAACTCAACCGCTTATTTGACTTCAACACTCGATTATTCTCCTGTGGCGTTCTCGCCTAAAGACATGATGTACAACGAAGCAATTCAGAACCTCAGCACACAGATTGCTCGAGTCTGCAATGTGCCTGCCTATTACCTCTCTTCTGAGATGAACCAGAGCATGACTTACAGCAATGTTCAGGACGAGCGTAAGTCATTCCTTGCTCAGTCACTCCAGCCATTTATTAGCGCTATCGAGTCTCGACTCTCAATGGACGACATTTCAACTTCAGGCCATGAAGTTAAGTTCGATATTGACTCTAACTATCTACGCACTGAGCCATTGGTAGAACTTCAGGTAATTGAAAAGATGCTCCAGCTTGAACTCATCACTTTGGATCAGGCGAAGGGCATGACAGATATGACACCTAACGGAAACGACGGTAACTAATGGAAACCCTATATATCGAAGCCTCAACTATTGAGTGCTCAGAAGATCGCCGCGAAATCTCAGGCAAGATTGTGCCAATGGGTACTGGCGAAGTCGGTCAGACTAACCTTGGTGGAGTTGTCTTTGAAGCAGGCTCCATCGACATTACAGATGTCTCAAAGATTAAGTTGCTTTCACAGCACGACATGAAGAAGCCAGTGGGCCGCATGATTGCAGCTGAGACCCGCGCAGATGGCATCTATGCAACATTCAAGTTGTCCCGTTCAACAGGCGGCAACGATGCACTTATCCAAGCACAGGAAGGTCTCGTAAGCGGTCTCTCTGTTGGTGCTGAGATCATCGCATCAAAGCCAAGTCGTAACGGTCATGTTGTCGTAACAGCGGCAAAACTAAAAGAAGTTTCTCTCGTAACAGAGCCAGCGTTTAAGTCTGCTCAGGTGCTAGAGATTGCTGCGGAAGAGGCAGAAGCCCCAGTCGCAGATGAAACCCCAACCCAACCAGAAAGCGAGCCAATCGTGGAAGAAACCACTCAGGCAGAAGCTCCAGCAGTTGAAGCAGCGGCAGTAGAAGCGGCTCGCCCAACAGTTGCAGCATCACACTATGTAAAAGAGCGCACAGCTCCAATCACATCATCACAATACCTAGAGGCATCTATCAAGGCTGCTCTTGGTGACGATAACGCCCGCCGCACAGTTCTTGCAGCGGACGACACAACTTCAACTAACACAGGTTTGACCCTTCCGGGCCACCTCAACGAGTTCGTTACAACAACATTCACGGGCCGCCCGGCTTTTGAAGCAGTGACTCGTCAAAATTTGCCTGCCTCAGGAATGTCCTTTACCATCCCTAAGCTCGGAACTGCTCCAACTGCAGCAGATGTAGATGAACTTGGAACAATTACTCCAACAGGTATGACTTCTACTTACGACACAATCACAGTCAATAAGTTTGCTGGTCGTAACGTAGTTTCATGGGAACTCATCGACCGCTCTTCACCTGCGTTCATGGATCTCCTCATGACTGAACTTCGCAAGGCATATGAGAAGGCAACAGACGAAGCGATGATCGCAGCGTTCACAGCATCTGGTACACAAGCGACAGGCGTTGCAGCAACAGCGGCAGGCCTTCAGTCATTCATCGCTACACAGTCTGCAGCAGCATACAAGGCGACAGGCGGAAACTTCGCTAACAAGCTCGTTGCATCTACAGACCAGTGGGCAGCAATCAACGGTTATGTTGACGGTTCTTCACGCCCTCTTTACTCAGCACAGGGTCAGACACAGAACGCTTCTGGCGCAACTGTTCCAACTTCTGTTGTTGGTAATGTTCTTGGAACAAGCCTCATTGTAGATCACAACATTTCAGTTTCAGGAATTGTAGATGAGTCTGCGTTCCTTGTTGCTCCAGAGTCAGTCTACGCATGGGAGTCACCAACAACACAGCTTCGCCTCAACATTCTTTCAACAGGCGAAATTGATATCGCTCTCTACGGATACCTCGCAATCGGTGTCCTTAAGGGTGGCGCTGGAGTTCGTCGCTTCAACCTCGCTTAATAGCGAACCATTAGAACGCCAGAGGGGGCGGTGCCCTTCGCCCTCTCTGGTCTTATGAAAGGATAGAGAATGTCAATTACAACCGTTGCAGAGCTTCGTACGGCTCTCGGTGTCGGCAGCCTCTATGCAGATGCAGTCCTTCAAGAGGTCTGTGATGCTGCGGATAATGTGCTACTCCCTTTCATTTGGCAAAACACTAATTTTAATATTGCCCACTCATCGGAAGCCACAACTGGCACTCTTTACTTTGATGAACCGACTGCTGGCATCTTTTATGTTGGTCAATCAGTTGTGGTTACTGGAAATGGATCGAGACTTAACGGTACTAAAACCATTACAGAAGTAGGTGAATATTCAATCACTTACACTGTATCCAATGGTAATGTGAAGCCCTATCACCCAGTAATTCCGTTCGGTACAGTCTCAGGTGATGAATATTTAGACCCTACCACGGTTCCTTCAATTCAAGAAGCTGCTCTCATGATTTCAATAGACATTTGGCAGAGCCGTCAGGCGCCATCTTCAGGAGGCGTATCCATTGACGGATATACTCCAAGCCCTTACCGCATGGGAAACACCCTTCTAGCTCGCGTAAGAGGACTTCTAGCGCCTTACCTAGACCCTAGGTCAATGGTGGGCTAATGACGGCTATAACAACCCTCAGAACGACCATTGCGACAGCTTTAACGGATAACACCAAGTACTCAGTTTTCGCTTTCCCTCCAGCAACTCCAATCGCTAATAGCGTTGTCGTGGCTCCTGCATCTGGAGACTATTTAGTCCCAAATAACAACCAATGGGCAACTATCTCGCCTTTGGCTAACTTGGAGATTCGTCTTTATGTGCCACTCTTGGATAACCAAGGCAACCTTTCAGGCATTGAAGACCTCATGGTCGCAGTCTTTAACAAACTAGCGGCTTCTACTATCAAGTTTAATGTTGGCTCAGTCACGAATGTAGGCTCTGTGGAGACGGCAGCGGGTGACTTCCTAACGGCCACCATTAACATAAGCACACTAACGGAATGGAGCTAATCGAATGGACGATTGGACAAAGGAACAAGCCGACTTCCTAGCGAAAATCGGTCAGCTTCCACCAGTAGCAGCACCAGCACCAAAGCCAACAACTAAGAAGGACGAGGAATAACCAAATGGCAGTATTTCTAAATAACAAGGTCGGCGTCAAGGTTAACTCTGTCGACCTCTCAGATCATGTCACAGCAGTGACAATCAACCGCTCTTTCGATGAGCTCGAAGTAACAGCAATGGGCGACTCAGGACATAAGTTTGTCAAGGGTCTAGAAGCATCATCAGTAACAATCGACTTCATCAACGACACAGCATCAGCATCAGTCCTTCAGACTTTGCAGGCTGCATGGGGAACCAATGTCACTGTCGTATTCTTGCAGGACAAGGCAACAGCAGTTTCAGCGACTAACCCTCTCTACACAGCTACATGCCTAATCAACAACACAACTGATATCAACGGTTCTGTTGCTGATCTATCTGTACAGTCTTTGACATTCAATGTCTCAGGTACAATTGCAGTAGCAACTTCAGGTTCATTCTAATAACTAACTAAGGGGCAAAAGATGGCAAAGCTAAAGGTAACAAGGGCAGATAACTCAGTGACAGAGTACGAGATTACTCCACTGATTGAGTACGCCTTCGAGCAATACGCCAAGAAGGGCTTCCACAAGGCACTCATTGAGGACCAGAAGCAATCAGATGTTTACTGGTTATGC